CCCAGTTCCTAGACAAGTCATTGAGGAACTAAATCCAGAGTACCAACAGGCTAAACAAATTGCTGATATTGAAATTAGGAATGATTTACAAGAAATTTCTAATACAATTAGAGATGCTAGGATAGAGGCCAGAGAATCAATAACTGCTCCTGTGCCATTACGAGTACAGGAAGATTTTGGGTATCAAGCTATAAATGCAATTGGTCAGTTAGGATCACAACTGGCAACAGTAGGTGGTGCTACTGTTTTGGGTGGGCCAGTAGCTGGTGGTGTGGCTTTAGCTGGTACTATTATTCCATTAGGATATACTATTGGTAAAGACGACTACTACCGAACTATAAATAAAACTCCATCTACAGCTACTCCCGAAGAGTTAAATACTGCTGAAAGCGTAGGAGCTATTAATGGATTAAATACTTATGCACTTAATGCAATTGGTATTAGGGGAATACAAAAAGTATTTCTTAAGAATAAAGAAATAAATAAAAAACTTTTTAAGTTAGCTGAAGAAGGAAAGCTAAGTAGAGATTCCTTTAAAGACATTACTAAGGACATAGGCAAGGCTGCATTGCGTGAGGGATTTACTGAAGCTGCTGATGAAGCTAGTTTAAATCTTCTCGCTAATAGTCTATTTGATTACGATCCTGAAAGAAAAACCCTGAAGGGAACTGGTCGAGCTTTTGCACTTGGTTCCATTGGTGGTGGAGCTTATGGTACAGTATTTTCTTCTGGAAGAATAGGTAGAGAGGGTCTAGCTGTAGCTGGAGATGTTACCAGGGAGGCCATTAATTTAACTAGGGAGGCTGTTGCTGTACCACTAAAGTCTATTAGTAAAGCTAAACGAGCTTTGTCTGGAATAAACAAATCTTTAGCTGAGGGAAAATTAAAAGCTAAAGACATGGTAAGGAATTATCCACTTACTGCTAAGGTTCTTGATGGATTAATGGAAAAAGGTATAGATGTTAGTAAAATTACTGAGACTGTATCTAAAAAAATTGTTCCTATAACTAAGGAATCTATCGATGCTTTAAAGAACAGCGAAGTTTTTAAAAAGGTTAAGTCAACCTTTGATAAAGTTGCTAGGCCATTGCAGTCTCAAATTTCTTCTATCAATGAAAATGTAGGTAGAATAATAAAGCAGTACAGTTACGATGAGCGAAAGTTAAAAGTTGATTTTGAAAAAAGAATAGGTTCTTTTCTTATTGCTCTAGAGGAAATTAAAAAGAACAATCCAGAGGATTACAATTTAATTTTTGAAGGGTGGCACAGGTCTGACAACGCAGAAGTCCTTGCTCCCTTAATGGAGAAGTACGGTCTTACTCAAGAGTTTCAATCTTTTAGACAAGGATTAGATTCTATACTTAAAGAAGCCAGGGCTGAAGGGGTTCAGGTTGGAGAGCTAGAGGATTACTTGCCTAGATTTGTTACGAACTACGAAGGATTAATTAAATCATTAGGCATTAAGACTGATGAGAACCTAATGGAAATATTCCTTAAGCGTAGGAAGAATCCCGAAGAAGAAGTTTCTTTAGATGAAGCTGCTGAGTTCTTGGAGAGATACATCCTAGAACAGCTTAAGGGTTCAGGCAAGGATCAGTACAAGGGTATTGGTACTAATCCTCAAAAGAATAGAATCATAGATAATGTTTCTTCTGATAATGTAAAATATTACGCTGATCCAGTTCAGGCAACTATTGCCTACGTGAATAGGCTTGCCACTTCTATTACTGACAAGAGGTACTTACGTGGATCGAGGGAGTTCGATCAGAACGAGCTAAGAAACATAGAGGAAAGCGATGTTCTTGAAAGGGAGTTTGAAAACGCTTCGACTATAAATGTCCGTAGTGTTTACGATGAAGATGTTAATGCTAGACTGTCTCCCACTGTTGCCCCAGATGAAGACGTAGACACTAGGATGCGTGGTAAGGTTTCTCAGAATGGGCTTCCTTTAATCATGGAGACTCCTCTTAACATTGATGGAGTTCCTATTAGATTTGAGTCCAATGTAGATAAGGCTTTGTACGTTTTCAGGGATAAGGAAGCTAAGAAAGATACTGCTTTGAGATTATACCTTAGAAGGCAGCTTGGCCTAAAGGAAATCCAAAAGGATAACAGAGAGATGGGGGCCAAAAGTAATGAGGTTGTCGCTGCTGTTAATGAATCTAAAAAACAATTTAACAAAAGAGCAAAGGAAGATTCTTCTATATTGCCAAAGACTTTAAGCAGGGGCAAGCTTGTTCAGGCTTTAGTAGATGAGGTAGCAGAAAACAGATTAGACGCTAAGGGAACCAAGGAAATTATTAGTCTTCTTCGGGGAGCACTGGTTAAGACTGGTAAGTACAGTGAAGATGCTGGTGTAGCGTTTGGTCAGAAAGATTTTGCTAACATCTCTAGGGGTTTAAAGAGTTTCACAACCTTAGCGTTTCTTAGTTCTCCACTTAGTACTGTTACTCAGCTTGGTGACTTCGCTTACAACTTGTTTGAAAATAAACAAGGTGCATTTCAGGGCGACAAAGATATTCAGTTTGATTTAACTGATATTAATCTAGCAACTGACGCAGTGGGATTTGAGTTCAGCTCAGACGGAACCATTCCTGGTAAGCTGCAAAAGTCTATAGACTTTATGTTTAATGTTATTGGATTCCGAAAGCTTGATGAAGGCTTGAAGGTCAAGTTTCTTAATAGCACGTACAATCGCATTAAGAAGCAACTAGGCAATGAGGCATCTGAAAGTTCTTCTAAAGTATATGAAGAGATTTCAAGGTTAATGGGATCGGATCGAGCACAGCAGGTTGTAGATGATATACGTGCTGGGAAGAAGTCAGATATTGTTGCGGAGTTTTTGTTCTACAAATTGTCAGACATTGCTCCTATAACTAAGTTTGATATGCCGTACTGGTACCTTAAGAATCCTAACGTAAGATTCTTGTATGCACTGAAGAGCTATACCATTAAGCAACTAGACTTTGCTAGGCGTAACGTCTTTAAGAAAATATTCTCAGGCAATGAAGACGAAGTTCAGGAGGGTCTACAGAACCTTTTCTCTATGCTTGTTGCTCTTATGATAGCTAACGCTCCCGTTGAATTTATACACGCTTTTATGAGGAAGGGAGATCTTCCAGCAATGTCCGATCTTACTACTGAGAACTTGTGGAGGTTGCTAGGTCTAAACTCTTACACTGGCATGATAGCTAAGAGAGATGGAATAGGTACCGCCGCTATGGGAATGGTTACTCCTCCAGGAGTTAGCGTTGTTGATGGGGTGTTTAAGGATGTTGTGAACTTTGCACCACCACTACTTTCTGCTGACTCTGATTCAGTAAGATATATACCTATTGTCGGTAGAACTATCTACGACTGGCAGGACGCATTCAAAGAAGATTAAAAAAAGGGCAGCAGGTTTTTAAGCCCACTGCCCTTCGCTCGGATAAACAGAGTAGTTTACTCTGTATCGGGTGGGGATTCTTCGGGATCGGAAGGAGTGCTGTCTTCTGAAATTTCTGAGCTTTCTTTAGAACGTTCTGCGTTAGCAACTAGAAACGCATGAATGTTATCGCGAACCTGGCCTACTGTTGAAAGATCTTTGCCCTCAAAAGCTCCACGCTTAGAGGCTACGTCTATAATGTTGACGGCAAGTGCAAGATCCTGAAGTGAGATATTGATTTCTTGTTCCATATTTTTATAGTTTCACAGTAAGTTATTCTTGTCAAGCATTTTGAATCAGCTCCCGTATGAGGACTCTGTACTTATCTTTTGTCTGTGGTCTTTTAGCTCTCTTAATCCTACGCCTGTACTCTCTGACTACCTTGTCTGTGTCTGTTCTGTGCTTAGGATGGATAGGATTTTCTGAATAATCTTTGCTCCAGTATTCTATGATAGAAATCAGTACATCCTCATAAGAGGCTCCCAGAGGCCGTATAAAGCGTTTGTACGCATTCCATACCTTACCCTCGAATGAATTGACTTCACGCTGTAGAACGCATCTGACGTGTCCTGAGACATGATCGTGGTCTAAGACTGCATTCTTGATTTGCAATCCTGTAATAGGATCTCTTCCTCCTTGTCGTATTAGGAGTTCCTCCCTGAATGATTTGATCTCGGACTGCTTAAGCTTGTTCATCAAATTGTCTAAGGTCTTTGTTTCTCATTTGAAGATTGTCTAACTTATTTCTGAATGAAGGATCGTCTGGATCTTGTGTCCCTGGAGGAAAGTGTAATGCTGTTCTTCTGAACTCTATAGTTGGCATCCACCCTAGTAACCAGATTAGCTCTAAGTCTTTTCTAACCCTAGCAAATACGTAAAAATCGCAGTCTTGTTCGAATCTTCTTTCAACTGCTACCCAATGGTGAGGCTGTGGAACTTGCCATCCACCCTTGCTCTTTACGTCTACTCGCTTCCCATTCTTTGTCAGAAGATCGTAGTTGTACGTGCTCGCAATCTGTAGTCCGAACTTATCAGCGTAAACAATCTCTGCTAGAAGCCCTCTGATATTTCCTGCACCCCTAAGCATGGAGTGCTTAAGCGATCCCATTTCTTCAGCTAACTCTTTAGCCTTATTTCTTTGGGCCTCAGTTGTTTTTAGCTCTATCAAAGCTTTAGTTCCTGCCTGTACTTCTCCCAGCTCTGCACCTCTTCAACAATCCATTCAACGGATTCTTTATTAAGAACAGCTTGGTCTACTAGCTCGTGGATCAAGTCATCCTTAACTCCACCCATCAGTCTAGTGATCTTGACCGTCATTACATCTATCTGGCTTTGGCAATTCTGGGCTAAGGACAGCAGCTCTATTGCTTCTGACACCTCACTGACTGTTAGTTTTTTCATAGCTCGTACATTGTATCCTCTAGAAATCTTTGCATCCAGATCTCAAGAATGCGAATGGTTTCATTAGGAAGTAGAGATGACTCAGCGTACACTATAACAGTGTTGTCATCGTCTATGTCTATTACCTTTTGGTGAAACATAGTGACATCATCCATTAGAGTTTTTCCTAGTTCAGTCCTGCATACTTGCCTAGCTGGAAAGATTTGATATCCCACTGGCATTAGATCGCCAGTAAAACCTCCACCTATCATCGGGGCTACGCTTTCTTTTACGTACCCTGAATCAGATGAGAGCATCTCTTTCACCTGTAGTGCCAATTCTTTGAACTCTTCTTGAATCATTCTTTTGTGTAATTAACGTCAATGTATCCTGGTTTTATTGTGTAACCTATTCCCTCCAAAGCTGGGAGAACAAGATCATTTAGCACTTCATAAGTAGGCAGGTCATCTGAATCATACGATACAGTACAAGACCTGTGGGGAGTCTTAATAGTAACAACTATTCCTTTATGGTGCTGTATACAATCACATTTTGGGTGGCAGGTTTCTTCGTTCATGGGTAATCAATATGGTTTTCTTTTTTCTCTTTGATCATTGCTAAAGCTATTGTGCAGTACCCGATGATGTCCTCAAAGGCATCCTCAACGTGCTCATCCTCAACTGCTAAGGATTTAGTTTTGCAGAACGTTTGCACTCTCTTTATCTTGTCCCCCATTCGGACGCACAGTCCAATGAGAGGATCTACTCCGTAATCCCTGGCTTGCTCAAAGTTAGCGAACGCATCAGTACTCATTGCTGTGTAGTCGTTGTTCTTGTCCCTAAGTACTTTGGACATTTTAGAGAATAAACTCTTAGTGAATTCTTCGAACTTTTCTTTTGTCATAATTCCATTAAATAATTAGTAGCTACCTTACCGTGCTGTACTACTCCACATCCGATAGCTGGATGAGGGCCGTACTTACCGTAAGCCATAGCGTAACTATCCTTGTCTATCCCAGATCCTAGCTGCATACCGAACACTTTACACTTAGCTCCCGTGTGCCACTGAACGTAGCACTCAGAATGGTAGTGTCCCTGTACAACTGATTGCATATCCTGCTTGGCTCTTTGTATAGCTTTCTTACCATCGCCATGACAATACACTACGCTGTCTATCGTAACGCTTTCAACGAACTCCCATCCAGGAGCCTCAAGGACTTCACTGTAATCTCTGACCCAGCGTTTAGATATCCCTGCGGTGTAAGCCTTACGATGGACTAGCCTA